TGCAGCTGCGTACGGGTTTGCTGTTGTTTCTAAAGAAACTGGTGACAGATATTCTTTAATTAAAGAATCACAACAGGGCAATAAGTAAGAGCTAGTTGCAAATTATAATTATATAATATATAATATTACTATTATCATCACAAGACAAAAACAGAGGTAACATGTTTAAGAAAATGGCAAGCAAAATAAAGCAAGTAATCTTCAAGGCACAAAAGATACAAGCAGACGGCCCTATGGCAAAAGCGCAAGCGAAGATCATTGATGATCTTGTTAACCAAGCAGACGCTGTAGCCGAAATAGCCAAAGACGCAGCTAAGAATATCGTTGCAGATGCAAAGAAGGAAGTTGCAAAAGCTGCTAAGAAGGCCACTGCTCCTAAGACAGGCAAGGTCGGTCCTCGTCCCGAAGACGCTGCACGCGCAGCAAGTTCGACTAAGGCAAGCAAGGGTCGTCCAAAAAAGTCTGCTAAATAAATGGCTTTGGCTAAATTCAGAAAAGTTTCTAAAGGTAACGCAGCTCCAGTTAAGGTTCTAGGAGAACCCGTATCGGATAAGCCAAAGAAAAAAAACAATGAGTAAAAAATATTTTAGTCTAACTGATTTTTTTTGGAAGATAGTATTTAAGTTATCTGATATAGCTGAAGCTTTGGAGAAGAGACAGAAGAAATAGTTGCTATGGGTATTGGTTCTGTAGATAATATTGTTATAAATAATGATGTAATATCAACCGAAGACGTTCACAGTTTATTGGGACACATGAAGTGTCCTGATGACTGGAACGACCTGATGCCAAACGGTTTAGGCTGTGACTATTATCCAAATGGTGATCCCGTTACTGTCAAAGCAGTGCCATATTTTACTATTTCTGATGATCTTAAGCCAGTTTTATTTAACTTAATTAATCAAGTAAAAGATAGGCTTGAATATAAGTACGGGCAAAGATTGGTTTGTGACCCCCAAATATGGGGCAGGGTTTGGTCTATTGGAGATTTCCAAACTATACATTCTGACAGTGAGTATAATAATTCTGAATTGGCCTTAGAAATAAATGGTTCAGACCCCCATTGGCATACGCACATACCTAGATTTTTATCTGATTATTCTTCTTTAGTTTATTTGAATGATGACTATGAAGGTGGGGAGATTGTATTCCCAGAATACGATTTAACAATAAGCCCTAAGGCCGGAGAAGTTGTTACGTTTCCAACAAATTCTATGTATTTACATGCTGTAAATCAGGTAAAAAGCGGTACTAGATATAATATCGTTTTAAAATGGTTTAAAAAAACTACACTGATTTCTAACACAATGCCAAGAAATATAGCTATCGAAAATTTAGTTAAAACTTTTTAAGGAATAATTTAATTATGGTTATGAAAAAAAGCATTTATATAGCTGGCCCCAGGATGGGTCAAAATAACTTTTTACATGGTGTGGAACTGAAGAGCGCCCCAAAGCCTCGTAAGTCTGCAAAAGTAAACAATAGTAAAACTAAAAGGAAAAAATAATGGCTAAGACTGCTGCGTGGCAACGCAAAGAGGGCAAGAACCCTGCTGGAGGCTTGAATGCTAAAGGCCGTGCTTCATACAAGGCACAAACAGGTGGGACCTTAAAGCCACCAGTGTCATCCAAGCAGGCAAAGAAGTCACCTAAAGCAGCGGCTCGACGCAAATCATTTTGTGCTCGCATGGGCGGTATGCCGGGGCCAATGAAGGATTCTAAAGGTCGTCCCACTCGCAAAGCTTTGTCTTTGCGTAAATGGGATTGTTAATAAATAAATCAACTAATCAAAATAGGAGAAAACAATGGCAATGAAAAAGAAAGCACCAGCAGCAGCAAAAGCTGGCATGACCGCCGCTCAAAAGAAGCTTCCACCATTTATCCAGGCAGCTATAGATAAAAAGAAGAAGAAGAAATAATATAATGGCTATGAAAAAAAAGACTAGTAAAGGAGACCCAGCAGCTGCTGCTTCTAAGAAGCAAAAGGTTACTGGCTTGATACAAAATGGTATGACTACCCCAATGTTTGACGGAAAAAAAAATCGTCCTAAGAAAAACTCGAAATAGAAAAATAAAATAAATCAAGGATTATTATTACTATGTCTAAGTACGTACAAAATGTATCGCCCGCTGTAAAAAAAGAGCCGGCTAAAAAAGCAGCTAAAAAAGCTGCCCCAAAAAAAGCTAGCAAAAAAACTAAGGAGAACTAAAATGAGTAAACTCGCTTGGGATTATATAGTTCCAGTAGTGTTGCCAAAAGACCTTAAGGGCATTGAGCCAGGCAAGTTGCCTGCACACCTTTTGCGTCCTATTGAGGCTGGCGGCAAAATGCATTGGCTTGCAGCAGCTGCTTACAATGCAATGGATGAAGCAGCAAAAGCTGATGGCTTGGAACTAAAACCTACTTCAGCGGGTGATACATATAGGACTTATGAGAGTCAGCTTGCTGGTTTTAAGCAAAGATATCAGCTTGAGCCAGTTGCTGGAACGAGTACAAAGTCTTTCGAAGGCAAGACCTGGTATCTAAAGAAGGGTATGGCCATGTTGGCTACTCCTGGTAAGAGTCAGCATAATTTGGGCTTGGCTGTTGATATTCATTCAGCATCAGAGCCAAAGCGTCTTAACTGGATGATTGCGAATGTAAAGAAGTTTGGTTTCTCATGGGAGGTTGTTCCTTCAGAGCCATGGCATATTCGATATGTAAATGGTGATACACCTCCTCCAGCAGTTGCTGAGTGGATGGCAAAGAACAACTGGGAAAAGCCAGCAGGTTCTGCTGCTCCCGCTGCAGTCGGTGGCAATGATGTAACAAAGCTCCAGGAAGCACTTAAGGCAAAAGGATTTTACAAGGGCGAAATCAATGGGCAGAAGGACGCGGCGACAGACGCAGCAGTTAAAGCTTTCAAGGTAGCTAATAAACTCCCTGCCGATTCAGTTGCTGGACCAAAGGTCAAAGAACTGCTTGGTCTTTAATGGAAATCGTATGGGCTTCCGCTGTTACTGGCGCGTTTGGCGTTTTGATGCTTCTCATAGAGAAGGGGCGTCGTGAGAATGTTCGTGACCACGGCTTTGTCAAAGATCGCTTAGATTCTATAAAAGAAGACATTGCAGATATAGATGATGATATATCGCATATAGAAGCTAAGATAGACACACATCTTAATAATCATATTACTAACCAGTTTAATTTAGAAAATCTAAAATTTAAAACAGGAGAAAAAGTTAAAGCAGCGCGAAATAATAATGGCAGCAAAAAAAGATAAGAAATGGATACAGGGTGCGATCAAAAGGCCTGGAGCTTTTACCGCAAAAGCTAAAAAAGCCGGCAAATCTGTGGCTGGGATGGCATCAGCTGTTACCAAGAATCCAGATAAATATAGTCCCTTAACGGTAAAGCAAGCAAACCTTGCTAAAACACTTAGAAAGATTAACAGGAAAAAATAATTATGAACTGCACAAATATAAATCATCACGTTGACAACGGGGATTCATGTAATAATGCTTCTTCTGGAGCTAATATGGGTCAAGGCCACAACCCTCACGACATGCACTGGCATATAAACAAAAATTCTTTTAAGGGCTGGGGATTAAACTGTGTTTACTTCGCTCTTCACGCAGTCCAAATATATCTCATATTAAAGATATCGTAATGGCTGCAAAAAAAGTAGCCGTTTGGGACAGCCCGAGTCCAAGTAAGAAGCCAAAGAAGCTTTCGTCTAAGGCCAAGGCTTCAGCTAAAGCGTCTGCAAAAGCTGCTGGTCGCCCTTATCCAAACTTGATAGACAATATGAGAGCAGCGAAGAAAAAAAAGTAATTTGTGCTATAATGTAGCATGGAAAATAATGGTATGTTCGATGGCTTTATGCCAACTATTACTGATATTTCCATATCTAAACCTACAGCTTCTATAACTTCAAATGGAGATTTGGTAGACGTACATTGTGTTACAATTAAAACCCTTGAAAAAGAACATGTTTTTAGTATTGCTCCTGACAATCTAAGCAAAGTATTCTTTTTAATACTAAAGGTTTTGTCGTCTTAAAAATATTTTATGGGAATTTTTCTTTACGAGAATTTAGATGTTGGATATGTGCCTCCAACTCCAGCTACACCGATCATCAGTTCCCCCAAGCACGCCAGCTCCAAAGAAAGCACTCTGATTCTTCTTGATCATGTTAAAAAATATGGCCATCCGATTGGTTATATTCAGGAACAAAACGGTCAAATAATACAGAACATAGTTCCAGTCCATAAGACTGAGTATCAACAGATATCTACTTCATCTAAAACTGAACTAGCTCTTCACACAGAGACTGCATTTCATCCTTACAAGCCAGACTATGTAGTTTTGTTTTGCCTTAGGGGCGATCCTCAGGCAGTAACCACGTACGCTAATTTGTCTGACATACTCAAGCATATTAGGGTAGAGACTAAACATATGTTGAAGTCAAAAATGTTTACAACAGGAATAGATCTTAGCTTTAGAACAAATGGGGAAGAAGACCAAGAGATACCTACTTCTATAATTGGAGAAGCTGACGGGATGTTAACTTTTACCTACGATGCAACTGTCATGAAGCCGAATGACTATCTAGCTAGATTGGTTCTCGAAGAACTTGAAGATGCGATTCAAAAATGTACAAAAGAAATTATATTAAAAACAGGTGACCTATTGGTTATAGATAATAGAAAAACAATTCATGGCAGAAAACCTTTCCAAGCAAGATACGATGGCACCGATAGGTGGGTGCAAAGAGTTTTGGTCAGAAAAGAGTTGCCACCTCTTGACCAAAGACAGGGCAGTGTTATTACAACTACTTTTTCCGGCTATTAGAAAAAGGTCAAACACCAATTTGGCCCTAAAAATTTTTTCCCAATTTTACCCTATATAGAAAAATTAAAATAAAAGATGAAGGACTCAAAAGATGCAAAATAAAAAAGTTGTTGTGATAGGAGCTGGTGGGATAATAGGCCAGCACATGATGGTCAATAAGCCTGAATGGGCTGATGCTATTTTCACGAGAACAAAAGGGGATGGAGTTTGGTCGCAACTAAACGTTGGCGAAGATAATATACAAGCTTGGCTTAATGCTAACTCTCCCGATGTAATCATCAACTTAGCAGGGCAAAACATAGTCGACGTTGTAGAGGAAAACCCACATGACTCAGTACATGTTAATGTAAACCTGCCTGTTATTTTAGCTACATGGGTTAGTGATAACAATAAAAAATTAATACAAGTTAGTACGCAGGGTATCTTTAGCGGAGAAAATGCTAATTATAATACCAACTCCAAACCCGATCCTGTTACATGGTATGGTAGGCAGAAAGCGCTTGCTGAAGAACTTATTATTTCATATAATAATGTAAAAATAGTTAGGTTAACTTTTGTTATTGGTGTAAGACCTTTCCAGGATATAGGCAGAAAAAATCCATTAGAAATTATGATGGAAAAAAAAGAGCAGCTTCAAGTTGATGATAGATTCTTTTCTCCAGTTTTTGCTTACGACGCTGCTATGTTGCTTTGGGACGCCGCTCTTCATTTTGAAGAAAATGATCAAAAAATTACTCACATAGGTAATCCAATAAAATGTTCAAGATTTTCTATAGCTAGTGATATAAAAACAGCTTCTCGTGGTAAACTAGATACTGAAATTAAACCAGTATCCTATACTTATTTCACCAGCATTGTAGCAAGACCCAAGGATACCACTTGGGAAGATGGAACATCTTTATACATGACTGATTATATGTATGGTTTAGAAAAATGCTATTTGGAATGGGAAAAAATAAAAAAGTGAACTTAGAGACACAAGCAAAAGACATATCAGAATATTTGGGCATTAGATTAGATAAGGTTAAAGAGCGTTTATCTTTAGGCTTTCATGCTAATCACCACATGGTCGCAGAAGATTTTACTTCCACCAATACCAATGTAGATGATCCAGACTCTCTTCTTAATTGGTATAGAAATACAGATACTTATATTTGGGAGCTTTCTTCATATCACTTAGATGATGGCTTTAACTACAAGGGCATGTGTGAGGGTATTAGTTTGGGACTAGCGCATGCTGGCAAGAAAGATGTCCTGAGTATTGGTGACGGTATCGGTACGCTGAGCTTGAGAATGGCCGAAGAAGGATTAAATACCACATACCATGATCTAGAGGACAGCAAGACAGCCGGCTTTGCTCAGCATAGATTTAGCAAGCGTCCTGATCTAGGTATAAAAATCATATTCACCGATACCTTTGCCCCAAAAATTGGCATAAACGAGTTTGATGCCGTTGTTGCTTTAGATTTTTTAGAGCACGTTGTAAACGTAGATGAATGGGCATTGGCTATTTTTAACTGCTTAAAGAAAAACGGTGTGTTTATCCCTCATAATGCATTTGGCATAGGGGATGCGGAGCACGGGAATTCTATCCCGATGCACCTTTCTATCAATAATAAATACGAATGGGAATGGGATACAATGTTAGTGCAAATAGGATTTGTCCGACATGAAAATGGACAGTGGTGGGTAAAGCCATGAGAATAGATATGGGCACTGCTAGCTACAACAATCCTGACAAGTTAAACACGATGCTCACTAACATGAGACAATGCTCTACTTCTGATTGGCGATTTCTAGTTATCGATAATGCATCCACGGATCCAGGTGTTAGAGAAGTAATTGAAAGACACGTTAGTGAAGATTCAAGAATTATTCCAAGATTCTTAGATAGCAATAGTGGATACGTTGGAGCAGTCAATCAAATATTAGAGTGGGCAGAAACAGATTATGTTGGCTACTTAGACAACGATGCCTATGTAGCAACTCATGGATGGGACGAAAAACTTGCAGGCTATCTTGCTACAAACTTAGAAGTTGCAATGGCCTTTCCTAACGGTGGGGCTTATCAAATTCCAAGACCTAAGTACACAGAAATACTATGGGGAGTTGGCTTTTGCTGGATGCTTAAGAAACAAGCGTACTTGCGAATTGGTGGATTTGATACTAAGATTGGCCACCAAGAAGAAGTAGATTATCAAACTCGTCTTAGACTTGATGGCTGGAAGATGATAGCTGATCCATCCATCCATGTTGGGCATGATTCGACTAGTTCAAACGATCCCGCTTCTAAAAATAGAATTAACGAAGGTGTTGTTAATTGGGTTAACAAGTGGAATAAATATTACGTTGGCCCGAATGTCACATACCATAGTCCTAATGTAACTAGATTTGAAGACTGGAGTGCCATCTACCTAGAAGAGTGGTACCAGTCACAGCCAGAACTTAAGGGACTAAATGAAAATCCAGAAACAGTATACATTGCTGCTTTGGGTAGAGAAGTTGATCTTATCAAAGTCCCTAGATGGACTAATTTTTACAGAGGAAGAATAATCTAATGGGCGCAAATGTACAAGAGACAAATATTAAAGGTGCTTTCTTAGTAGAGCCACAAAAATTTGGTGATGATAGAGGTTTCTTCACCGAATCTTATAGAAGAGATTGGATACCGGGAGCAAGAGAAGTAATACAAACAAATAGATCATCTAAATCTGCAGGTGCCCTAGCTGGATTTCATTACCATCTGCATCAGTCTGACTATTGGTATGTTCCTTTTGGCAAAGCAAGATCAGTTATTTATGACATGAGAATAGGGTCACCAACGGAAGGTGAGATATATTCAGTAGATTTAACAGGAGATAATAATCTTGGATTGTATATTCCACCAGGAGTTGCCCATGGTTTTTCTGCTACTACAGATATGATCTTAACTTATTTGGTAGACAATTATTACAATCAAGCTGACGAACTTGGAGTTGCTTGGGACGATAAAATGATCGGTGCAGAATGGTCTGTGCAAGATCCTATCCTCTCAGCAAGAGATAGTGCTAATCCAATTTTAAGTGAAATAGATATTACAAAGATGCCTGTCTGGCCCTTAAGAACGTAGGAAAAATGAGATTAGAAACTATCCCACAAGGCGCAGGCACAAAAGTTGTAATTGGCACTAGAACATATCTTGGTCCAGACTGGATTCATATTGATATAGATCCAACACCACTGTATGACCACGCTAATAAAACTTATGTTCCAGTTGACGTAGTTTGCGATGCTAGAAAGATCAATCTTCCAGATAATTTTGCAGATATCGTATATAACTCAGAGTGTCTTGAGCATTTTCCGTGGAAAGAATACCAAGCTGTTCTGGCTGAATGGTGCAGAATAGTTAAGCCTGGTGGAATGATTAGAATTGAAGTTCCAGACTTCTTGTTGGCCTGCAACCAGATACTTCAAATGGACTCCCTTGATGGCGATAGAAGAATGCAACAGATCTTTTTTGCCGAGCAACTAAATCCTTTTGATTTTCATTTCGTGGGCTTAACTCATAGAATGCTTCAAGATGATTTTGAGAGAATGGGTTTTGAAATATTAGATGTTAAACGTGGAGATGAATGGGGTTGGCTTAAGGTAGACGCAATTAAGCCTGTCAAGTAAATGAACTGGAATCATGTAGCACATATAATAAGAGACATTTTTAAAAATAACTCTTTTACTGTTTGTTATCAAGAGGACATGGATTTAGCGAATACTCTCTATACAACAGAGCATGGGATCGGCGCAATGCGATTGTGGAGTGCACTTGAGGCACCATTAGAAAATAGCGAGAATAACTACTACTGGCCAGCTGGTTTAAATCCGATGTTGTTTTCTGATGATTGTGTTGATTTATTTATTTCAATTAATTATGACCCAGAAATATTTAACAACAATTATCATCAAATAGCTCAAGAAATTAAAAGAGTTTTAAAACCAGGTGGTTTTATTTTGGCGGTAAACCCTGGTAAGTGGGCATCTAATCTTGAGTCTGAATTTACCGCAGATTCGCAGATCGAAAAAGAAATAAAAAGATATTCGTTATTTAACAACAAGGATGTTCGTATCTATGAAAATATTTGATTGTTTTACCTATTTTAATGAAGAAGAAATGCTTCGCGTAAGATTTGAAGAACTAGGTGATATTGTTGACCACTTTGTTATAGTTGAAGCATCCGAAACATTTACTGGAAAAGAAAAACCATTTTACCTTGACCAACTACCTGATTGGGCTAAAAAATGGGAAGATAAAATAATTAGAATTAAAATACATTTCAATTCTCCAGATCTTTCCACTGTTAAGTCCCCTTGGGAAAGAGAACATTACCAACGCAACGCTATTCGCTTTGGCCTAGATAAAGCCGAAGCAGATGATATTGTAATCATTTCTGACGCGGATGAAATAATAAGCTCAAATATTATTAATCAATTGAAGGTAGTTGAAACCCCGGCTAGATTAGATGTTAAACAATATTTTTGGAATTATAACTGGCAAGTTCCGGAACACTGCAATCAGGGGGCTAGACCAATTGCTGCTAGATTTAAAGATTTAGAGGCTCAATCTTGCCAAGAGTTGAGAGCTGGAACCTGGTATACGATACCTGACGCTGGCTGGCATTTTTCTTTTTTCACAGACATTGAAAACATAAAGAATAAGATAGAATCTTTTGCTCACACCGAATACAATCTAGAAGAATTTAAAGATGATAAAGAGATACTTCGCAGAATAAGCGAGGGCATGGATCCATTTGATAGGTTCCCGCTAAAATACTATGAGGTAGACGATACGTATCCTGATTGGGTTCGTAAGAATTTTAGATAGCATAAGCTTCTCTTAGTTACTATTAGTATATCTAAACTATTAAATTAAGGTTTATTTTCTATGGGTGTAACAAGAGTAGATGTAAACAGTTTGCCGGCTAACCCGCTTCAGTATAATCTGCCTGGCGATCAGGGAAGGTTTGATGGAACTGGTGTCCCTATAGTACCGCAACTTACGTCACGACCAAAATTTATATATTTTGGCAAAATATTAAGTTATCTTTATACCACTGAAGCAAAAAGTTATGGCGCATATAACGGAACGTTGCCGGAAAAAGATTTTTATAAATCATCTATTAAGCTTCCTTTCGCACCAGCGTGGACACTGGACGACATGGTGCAAGCTGCAAAAAAACAAGGGATAAAAATAGAATATACAACTGTATATAAAACTTTATCTGTTCAAGAAAAAGAATTTAAAGCAATAAACAGCAAGACTCCGACTAATGTTTCTAAAGCTTCTGGTATTCCAGAAGTAAAAAACGGAAGAATTTATGCTGGGGTGAAGTGGTACCCAACAACTATAATAAAGTACAACCCCCTTCCTGGGTTTAACATTTTTGGCACTGGTCTTTGCATCCAGATAAAAAACAATAATGATAAAATAATTAATTTCATTAAAACTAATGGCGCAAGCTATGGGTGGAGCTGGTGTAGCGATATGCCTAAAACTGATCCAGATTTTCAAAATACATTAGTTTATTACGCGGCAAAAACTAAGCCAAGTAAATACACAGATAGAACAACGGAAGAAGTAGATGAATTTAAGCCTGTGCCAACAACTGTGCCAAAAACCGTACCTACTACCACGCCAAAAAGAGTATGGGTCCCAGACCCAGGGAACAAGGGGGGTAACACAATAACTGGTGTTGACCGGGTCTGGCAAAAATGTTGAAATTCCCTCAATATTTCCAGGTGCAGGTGGTGGCTATTGGCAAACTATTGTAGAGCCGACAACAAAGACCACTACGGTCACACCTGTTAAGCCAATTGGATCTTCTCCTTGGGACAATAATGTTGTTCCAAGAATTAATGGACCAACTATTTTAGTAGTTAACCCAACCGCCGTAAATGGTTATGCTGGGATCATGGCTAATACATTAAATTATATTGGAATAAAAAGTCCAGCAGTTATTACAAAAAAAACAATTGTTAGAACAGATAGTATTGGAGAACAACCAGCAACCACTTCTGATGAAATTAAAAATTATAATTACTTATGGGGTTTTAGAAAAGAAATATCAAATAAAAAAAATAATGCACTGTACCCAGAAAATTTAAAAATTTCTATATCTAGGCTCGAAAATGAGCAGCCAGGAGGTTTAGCCGTAGAGAAACTTACAAACGTTCAAGCGGTAAATTTATCAGATTTAGTGAATGTTGTGACGGGCGACAACCCACTACGCATCGTCGAGTATGTTCCAGGTAATCCCCCCTACAAGTCTACAATATACTATTTGCCAGAATACAAAAATTATGTAGAAAAAAATTTTGTTCCATTGTTGAATAAGCTTAATGGCAGAATGATAGCCACGTCGTCTTTGGAAATAGAACAAAGAGATTCGCTGTATTCATACAATCTAAAGTTAGCGCACAGTGCTCTGGCCGATTTAATGCAAAATGGAAAAGTTGTAATTTTAAATGACCTAGATTATGTATACAACAAACTTGTGACTAGAAACTTTACATTTAATAATTCTTATTATTCAATTAAGCCAGATTATACTTTCCCATTTAATTCCGGAGGGAGCGGAGCCAAAAATACTGTTGACGCATTTAAAAAAGTCGAGAAATGGCCTTCAGGAATGGCGACTCCAGATAATAAGCCAGCAAATCATTGGGCTCGTGTTACTAGATTGGATAACAAAGTTTATCCAGTAAAATTATCAGTTACCACTGTTTCTCCATTTAATATAATGTTTATTCTCGGTACCGAAACAGTTTTGGAATCGAACCAAATACGAAGTCTTCAAGAGGGGTTTTTCGACATTAAGAAAGATATAAGTGGGTATTTAGATTCTAAAATTCTTATAGAAAGACAAAAAATAGATCAGTTATTAAGAAATCCGGATATTAGAAAAAATATTCCAGTAACAACAACTGTTCCTTCTGCGCCAACAACCACTATCCCGGCAAAACCTACAACTAGCACAACAATACCTAAAGCAACTACAACAACAACTATACCCAAGAAGTCAACAACAACAACTGTCCCGCCAAAGTCTACTACTACAACTGTCGCTCCTAAAATAGTTTATCCAGATCAAAGAGATGGTCTGTCCCCAACAACAACAATCACCCCATCAAATGTAACAACGATAACTAATAAGGTACCAATTATAATTGGTGACAGTATTGCAGTAGGATTATCTGATAGATATGATTCTTTGAATCCAGGAGTGGAAACTTCACAAGTTGTGCCAAACGTTTTTCTTAACGACCCTTCTGCTTGTCAGAATGAAACTTATTTTCCTAAGTCGAGTGGTTTATACAGCCAGTTTTGCGTTTGGGATGGGTATCATCATAAAGTCGGGGATAACATGTACGAAGTCTCAAGGAGAATAAATAACGTTCTTAAGTATATAGATCAAAAAGACAAGCAGCTAAACGGCAGAATATTATGGCTTTCAACCGGGGCATCAAATCAGATAAAGCAAGCTAGCAATGTTGCCAGCGCATTGAGTGATGCAAAAAAGCAGTTTGACCAAATAAAAGTTTTTACAGATAGAAAACTAATTGCTTTAGTTTATGTCATGGGAATATCCAAACAACTGAACGATAAGTATCCTGGAACATATTTTAATCTTAAATTAGAAATGCTTTGCAAAAAGTATGGATTTATATTTGTTGGAGATTTTAACGCTCCTGGCGATGGAATACACCCGCCTAATTATATTGACATTGTAGATGATTTAATTACGGGCATCCCGACTGCGCCTATCAACGTACCGCCTACCTCTTCAACAACTCCAACTACAATACAAATTGGGACGACTACTACTTTGTTGCCATCAACTACGACAACTGTAACTAAATATATCCCAGCTGCACCAGGTGCAAGGCCTGGAGCTGGAGCGGCTGGTATTGGAGCCCCAAGACCAATAGCAACCACAACGACCACCACCACTCCTAGGGCCACTACAACGACAACTCTCCCAGCACAACAATCTACAACAACTACAGTCAGCAATCCTAACGGTTCCATAACCACTACGACTATTGTTTTCCCACCAAAAATCCCAGTACTACCACCGTATACGCCTAGTACTTCTACGACAGTTGCCCCAAATGGCACTTCTACTACAACAACCGTTGTTGCTAATGGCGTCACGACGACAACAGTGGTTACACCATCTACTACTACAACTCCTGCTAACGGATCACCGTCAAGCACGATTGTGACAACAGTGCCGGTCACAACAGTCCCTATCCCTAAGATAACCATCCCAGATCAAAGAGACGGTGTTGCGCCACCTACAACTACCGCCCCATTAGGCCCCGTAGTTCCTGAACCAAAGTTTTTGTCATATTCAGTCACTTCATTAACCCCTGAAAATGATAACAAAAAAGTTAATATAGATGTTAAGTTAACGCTAGAATTTGACTTGTCTATGGTAAGAAATAGTGGGTCTATTTTCTTTTACAAAAAAAATACTACTAAAGCTTTAGCTAAAATAGATATATTTAGTTCTGAAGTTTCTTTCTTAGATTACAACAGTATAACTATTACGCCTAAAAATGTTTTGCCTTATAACACAGATATAAGTGTTTTTATTGGGGCTCATGTTCTTAAGTCTTCTGCCGGCAAATCTTGGTCTGGTAACGCAGGTAAGTGGGATAGTATAACGTTTACAACTATACCAGATCCAAATACGCCAGTGGCTCCAGTGGCTCCAGCACCTTCTCCAACGCCGGCTCCAAAGCCTAAGCCAACAAAACCTAAACCAGTAAACCCAAATCCAACTCCAGGAGTCACGCCGTCGAAACCGGCTCCAGTAATCCCTGGGAACCCAGAGGTAACTCCGCCGAATGAAACTGTCCAACCACCTACTGATAGTGTAATAGTTATTAATGATCCAGTGAAGAATGAAACAACGCTTCAATCTAACGATGGTCTATGGGCACGCAATGCTGAGTTCGTTGGAACAAAATTTAAATCATTAAAACAAGATTTAATTATATCTCAAATAGCTTCACACACTTCTTGGATTTTAGAATTTAATATATCAGATGATGCGGGAGTGGTAAAGAATATCGGAAAAATAGGTTTAGAAAGGGACGCACCTAAGTGCACTGGAGAAACAGAATCTTTGGCGGTATGTTTCTTTTCTATGTATGGTGGAATGAAATCTATTCCTGAGCTAGCAGTCGATAGATACAGGCAGGCACCGTGTGAGAATAGGGTGACGGATCATGGTCCTGGTTTGTCTTTGAGGAACAAATTAATTTGGAGGAATGGTGACTCTTTTGAATTCAGAGTTTCTTTGTCGGAATCGCAAACACAAGAATATAATGTTACATATAAGTGTTTGTCTACGGAAAGGCCTGTGGCACCTGGTTTTTCTGAAACAATATATGAAACTGACACAGATAAAATATATATGTGGAATGGTTTAGAATGGTTCCAAATAGCTTCTGCAACACTAAACATTGCTCAGGCTGCAATATTTGATAACCCAAATACATTTATTATAAATGGCAACTGGTGGTATGGAATGGTTTGGAATAAAACTTTAAGAAGAACATATCCTTTAGGTAAAATTTTTGTTCCGTCAGACTATCTCAATATTGATGCTACAAGAAATTATGTTAGATACTCTGGCCCTGAATCAGAAAAAACAAATGTTAAAGAAAGAAAAGCTTCAGCTAAATTTATAACACCCATAGGCTTTAGCTTAGATGGCGCAAGAGGAGTGTATAAATCACAATGAGTTTAAAAACAAGAAATGATTGGCCAATAAGGCAACTAGATAGGGACCCATTTGAAACATGGACTCATTATGATAAGAGTTCTGGTCTATACGTACCTAATGAAAATGGAGTACCTGCTCACTTTGGCCCAACACTTCAAAGCTTTGGTCTTGGAGAAAGTTTTAAACTGTCTCGGAACAGCTGCAATATCTTTTAAAGTAATGGCAGACGACCTTTTTGCTGCGACAAAGTATAAACTAAGAGTC